AGATCAATGCATGGATATGTAATGGACTTGTTCTTCGTTCTGTGGTTAATCCTTTTACACCTCACCGCTTACCTTACCATGCGTTTCCATACGAAAGGAATCCTTATAGCTTCTTTGGTATTGGTTTGCTGAAAACATGGATGACTCCCAGAAGATCATGAATGGTCATGCACGTATGGCTATAGACAACCTAGCGTTGTCAGGATCTTTGGTCTTTGATGTAGACGAGTCAGCTCTTGTCGGCGGTCAAAGCATGGAAATCTATCCGGGTAAAGTATTCAGACGACAAGCAGGTGTTCCGGGCCAAGCTATTAATGGTTTAAAGTTCCCTAATACTTCTAACGAAAACATGATGATGTTTGACAGATTCCGTCAGCTTGCAGATGAGCAAACAGGTATTCCTAGTTACTCACACGGTCAAACTGGCGTACAAAGCATGACACGTACTGCTTCTGGTATGTCGATGCTGCTTGGTGCTGCCTCACTAAACATTAAAACGGTCATTAAGAACCTAGATGATTTCCTACTTCGTCCTCTTGGTGAAGCTTACTTTCAATGGAACATGCAGTTCCTTGATGAGAAGCTTAACATCCAAGGAGACTTAGAGGTTAAGGCAACAGGCACTAACAGCTTGATGCAGAAAGAAGTACGTAGTCAACGACTAACTATGTTCTTGCAAACTGCACAGAATCCTGCTGTAGCTCCTTTCATTAAGATTGATAAGCTTATTAGTGAGCTTGCTTATTCTCTTGAGTTAGATCCAGATGAGATCTTAAACAACGCAGAAGAAGCAGCTATCATGGCTCAGATTATAGGAATGCAGAATAATGGACAAGCAACTGGCGCACCGCCTAGCCCCACTGGTGAACAACAAGGAGCTATGGGAGGCGCTACAGGAGTACCTCCAACAGGCCAAGACCTTGGAGTTACGGGTACTGGTGGGGGCAACATCGGAACTGGAGCTGTACCGCAGTCAGGGGAGAGTGAGTTCTCTGGAACGGATGGAGCTGCTTAAAAACCATGTTAGGGATATATTGAGTAATAGAGAGTAAGTTTTACACATGCCTACTAAGTCAAGAGTAAACGAAGCAGGAAACTACACTAAGCCTACTATGCGAAAGAACTTATTCAATAAGATTAAAGCAGGCAGTAAAGGTGGAGCAGCAGGACAATGGTCTGCAAGGAAAGCTCAAATGCTTGCTAAGCAATATAAAGAAGCGGGTGGTGGTTACAAGTGAAGCCTTCTCAACAGTCTTTAAAGGATTGGACAGAGCAAAAGTGGCGCACTAAAAGTGGTAAGCCTTCTACTCAAGGTTCAGAAGCAACAGGTGAAAGATACTTGCCTGAAAAAGCTATAGCAGCTATGTCTTCTTCTGAGTATGCAGCGACAACCAAAAAGAAAAGAGAAGACACAAAGAAAGGCAAACAGTTTTCTAAACAACCTAAAAAGGCAGCTAACACAGCTCGTCAGTACAGAAATGAAGGTGGACTTATGAGTATGTTTGGTCAAGTTGAAAAGCCTGAAGAAGGCTTAGCTGCTTTATTTCAAAATAGAATGCAAAAAGCAAAAGGCGGTGCAATGCATCGTATGCCCGATGGGTCAATGATGGAAGGCGCCTCTCACCGCGCTAATTACGCTGAAGGCTCTATGCTTGTCCCTCCTGAAATGGAAGCATCTCAGGAAGTCCCAGAAGATACTTACGACAATATACCTCCAGAAGAAATGGAAGAGGCTATGGCCTCACAGCTACCAGACGGTGAGATGGTAGAAGAATATAAAACATATGTAATGACGCAAGCCTTAGAAGGTGAAGAAGCGTCTTACTTGCAGAATGCTCTAGAGGCTGACCCACAACTACGTCAAATCTTTGACAAAGTTTTGGTGACTGCTTCTGAGTTTTCCGGAGCCGGAGAAGTTGAAGGCCCCGGAACGGGAGTATCAGACTCTATCCCCGCCAGATTATCTGACGGTGAGTTTGTTATGACCAAAAAAGCCACTGATCAAATAGGCGCAGAAAACCTTCAAACAATGATGGATGAAGCAGAACGTGCTTATGATGGTGGATTAATGAGTAGGCGTACAGTTAGTACTAATGATCTTGCACCCTCAGGAGAGGAAGATATAAAAAAGATGATGATGGAAACTAATCGTATGCCTAGTATAGGATAAACAATTACGGCCACCTTGTAGTAACAAGCCCCTACCATTCTGACGAGATAATACGGTACGGCTACCTTGTTAAAATGACAAGCCCCGTTGGAGAAAGAGATGACTGAAGCAGTAAATAATGTTGAGGAAAGAACAGCTAACCCTTACAACATGAACAAAGAATGGCATACGCAAGAAGATAAACCATTTGTTAGCGCAGATGCTTTATTCTTTGAGCAACCCAGAGAAGCTACTCCTTCTGAAAAAGAAGCGACCCCTCAAAAGGAAAGTGCCAGTGAAACAAATTATAAAAAGCGTTACGACGATTTAAAGAAGCATTATGACAGTAAAGTTTCTCACTTTAAACAAAGAGAGCAAGAACTCTTAGCAGAAGCAAAAGCGGCTGCTCCGGGTTATAAAGCTCCTAAGTCTATTGATGAACTTGAAGAGTTTAAGAAGAAACATCCTGATCTTTATGACACAGTAGAGTCTGTAGCTCACCTTCAAAGTGAACAACAGATTGCTGATATCAGGCAAGAGCTTATAAGTATTAAGCAACGGGAATCAGAAATTGCACGAAGAGAAGCAGAGTCTGCACTTCGAGAGAGGCATCCAGACTTTGAAGATATTCGAGGTAATGAAAATTTCCATGCTTGGGCTAAGGCTCAGCCACAAGAGATACAGAACTGGATCTACAAGAACTCTAATGATGCTACTTTAGCTAGCCGCGCTATTGATTTGTACAAGATTGAAAATGGGATAGCTCAGTCATCTAAAAAACCTTCCAAACCCTTAGGCAGTGCAGCAGATATGGTTTCAACCAAAACAAAAACCATTGATACTAAGCAGCCAAAGATTTGGACGGAACGGGAAATTGCCCGGATGTCTGTAGATCAATACGATAAGTATGAAAAGGAAATTAACCTTGCGATCTCAGAAGGACGGATAGTTAAATAACTTAGTCTTTTAAAAGGTAATATATCATGGCTTATAACCAAGCTGATCAATATTTTGAACAAGCAACCGACACCAACGGTAACTTTGCTAACAGTGTTGCAGGACAAACTAATTCGTTCTTCCTGCCTGCGGTCTATAGCAAGCAAGTACTAAACTTCTTCCGTAAGTCATCTGTAGCTGAGGCAATCACTAATACTGATTACTCAGGTGAGATTGCTGCTTACGGTGACTCTGTACGTATCATCAAAGAGCCTACTATTCAGGTTTATCAGTATGAGCGTGGTGCGGATGTAACACAAACTAAGTTGACAGACCAAGAGACTACTCTTGTTGTTGACACTGCTAACGCATTCAAGTTCATCGTTGATGATATCGAAAGCAACATGTCTCATGTAAACTGGCGTGAAATCGCAGCCTCAAGTGCTGCATACTCACTCAAGGATGCATTTGATGAAAACGTCCTCGCTAAGATTGCTGCGGGTATCTCAGCTTCTGCTCCTGACCATATTCTTGGTGCAGACGCAGCAGTAGGTACTGGTGGTATTGGTGAGACTATTGCATCTATCGATCTAGGAACAGCTTCTGAAGTTGATCCTCTTGATCTGATGGCACGTATGGCTCGTCTCCTCGATGAGCAGAACGTACCTGAGGAAGGTCGTTGGTTTGTAGCATCTCCTGATTTCTACGAGGAGCTGTCACAGACAGATTCTAAACTCCTTTCTGTAGACTTCAACGCAGGTCAGGGTTCAATCCGCAATGGTTTGATTAGCTCTGGCAAGCTTCGTGGCTTCAGCATGTACAAGTCTAACAATGTACCTTCTACAGCTACAGCTACAGGTCAGGTAATGTGTGGACATATGTCTGCTGTTGCTACTGCTCAAACTATCGTTAACACTGAAGTTATCCGTGACCCATCATCTTTCGGTGATATTGTCCGTGGTCTTCATGTTCACGGTGTTAAAGTACTACGTCCAGAAGCATGTGTAAAAGCATTCTACACTATTGACTAGTAAACTTTAGGAGGTGGGGGAGGTCAAACTCCCCTACTTTTTTATATGCAAAAGAACAAAAGAATAGTTTTGAAGCCCCGTAAAGCTCAACACGGAAGGCCTAGGCAGAGTCAAGTAAGCCACGCTGAATATTCCTCGAATTGGGATAAAATATTTGGAGCTAAAAAAGATGATGAAGCAAAAGAAAGAAATGAAAAGTAAGTATGCTTGTGGTGGCATGACTAAGAAAAAAATGAATATGGGAGGCCCTGTAAGTACGAAAGGCTCTCAGCCTCAATACGGCAAGACAATAAAAGACGCAATGCCAAAATTATACGAGTGTTAAAAAATGGCTACT